GTCAAATCAGGACGTGCTATATATCCCGGAGAGTAACCAAGGTTAGTAGGTATATCAGTATTAATTGAATGCTGTCCAGTATAAGCTATAGGAGCACCAGAAGGATTAGGGAGAGCCGCACCATAGTACCCCTGTAACTGTGTACTAGTCTCACCAGATAGTGATGAATCATTGGTACCTGGTCTGATAACTAAATTATGATGGCATTCAGTTAAACCAGTATCGTATCCACGTATACCAGTACCATTAATATCTTTAATAAAGTTATATGCTACTTCACCCGCAAATCCGTCAGCAAAGAAGTATCCAAAGTTCTGTCCAGCATGATTAAGGGTAGCTATATCACTAGCATAATTATATCTCATGAATGCAGACTTGGTAATACACTTCATTTGAATTGCATCCCATCCAGTACGTTCAATAATATTCCACTCTACAGCAGCATGTTCTATAATATGATAAAATCTGTTACCATCACCACCGCGACCAGAAAAGAATCCACCACCTATGTATATGCCCTCACCATCTACATCATGGATATAACAGTTACGAATTGATATGTAACTCATGTTATCATCACGAGATGCAGTATTCTGAGATGTACGTCTATCACCAGCGTTACCCGCGTCTACTCCCGGAGAAGCTGTAGGAGGGTGGGTTAAGTCAGTTTTAATCTGAATACCAATAAAGTTAGTTGGACCAACCTCACATCCAGATATTGATATATTACCTCTAAATCCATCATTACAACGAAATACGGTATTACTAGTTGATTTAAATCCTATACCATAAGAGTTAAATGTGTATGGAGTATTATCAGCAGGTTGACCGATGAATCTTATATGTTGAGATCGTTTAATAAGTACAGGATTATCACCAGTATTATCTTCAACGAATCCTATTGCACCAATATTAGTTACATAAATCTCTTTACCGTAGAGACCATTAATAAGATCATTATTAATAGTAAGAGCAGCTATATTCCCAGATGCAAAGTTTAATCCAACAGTTTCACCAGCAGTAACAGTTGTCCAATCAAATAGAGCTAAATTAGTATTATTTAATTCCCAAACTATATAACCACCATTAGTCCTTATCTCGGATATCTTAGTATTAGCCGTACCAGATAAAGCCCATAAGTCTGCTGCAACCTTAACCCAGTCACCCGTTGTTACAGATGCTGTAAGGAATGAAGAGAGATTAGCAGCATTTAAGGTAAAATCAAGTGGATAATTGGACCTATAACACGGTCTACCAACATTATCTGTAAACCCAATAGATAAGACGAATATAGCATAAGTGGGATCACCAGTTCCTGTAGCTGTTACAACTATATGATAGGTAGTTTCATGATCATCCCAAGCAGATGGTACAGTTCCAGAAAATGTACGAGTAGCAGAAGTAAATGTTAACCAACTAGGTAATGATCTACCTAATACAGGACGATCCAAATTAGCAGTATAGGCTGTAGCATCAGTAAAGGTATCAGCAGGAAACTGATAACTAAAACTAGCTCCTTCTTGAGTATATTGATTCGGTATCCAGTTAACTAAAGTTGGCATTATCCTAAGCTGTTTAATCTATTCCACACATCATCTTCATATTGATCATCTATCCATGTATTGATTCTTAAACCAAATTCATAGATTCTTCCATTAAATCCATTGGTACCAGTGAAACCTGCGCCAAGTTTAGCAGTAGTAGCTGCAATGGCAACACCATTATTGCTAAGTGTAAGTGATTCATCTAAGAAATAAGTACCAGCAGTTGTATTCTTATCCACTTGTATTCTTACTGTTACTACTGAACCATTAGATGAGGCTCTAACTCTAAATGATCTAAGAACTGTATCAGCAGTTCCGGTCATAGTAAATGTCTGTGAATCACGACATGACCATTTAGATGTGGTAACGTTTCTAAAGTCTAAGCTAGATGCTGCTGAAAATAAGGTACGTATTGCAACGTTTATATCAGTCCACTTAGCTCTAGCAACCATATCAAAATGTCTATTACCTGTTGTATTAGCTACAGTTGTAAAGTTTAAAAACCTTTGTGCTACAGACGGATCGAAATTCAAATAAGGGTTGTTAGGATCAGTTGTAACTAATGTAGGTTCATTACCTGCTGGTGCTGTAAAATAATTTGATCCACCAGAAGTACCTCTATCAGGTGCTCTATTTAGGACGTTATCATAACTACCCATCTGGAAGTAATGATCAACTATATCACCAAGATCAAATGGTGGTACAATATTAACAGCGGATGATGTAACCGAGTCTCCCGTAGGATTACCATTCTTAGGCGCTGTAGCAGTTTGTACAGGTGTTACTGTAACTGTAATATCCTTATCGGCATCCGCAGCTTGTACTACATAAGTAGAACTTGTTGCTCCTGATATAGCAGTATATACACCAGTACCTTCATCAGCTATATTCCATTGATACAAATGTGTACCAGCAGAATAACCAGATGGAGAGAAGAATGTCCATGAAGCAGTAAGTGTTTCACCTACTTCACCAGTACCAGTAATAATTAAACTTTGTACTTCAGGTGGTAAGTTATTTTCTAAATCATCATCAACATCAGCATATGTATATGGTCCATCTAAGATACCTCCACCTAAGGATATAGATGTAGCACTAATAGTAGGTTTAGCGTTAGCTGGCGCGCCATCTCCACCTCCTATAATTCTACCTAAAGTATTTGCGTTAGCTAGTATCATTATGGGTTAGCTATAGTTGTTATTGTTCCTGAAGAACCTCTAAATTTTAAAGCTCCTCCTTGTACATAAAAGAATCCTCCACCAGTTGGGTTACTTGTAGGTGCAGTAGTTAAATTTGCAATGTAAATATGTCCTTGACCGCCTGCTATTTGGAATGCTCCATTAAGACCAAGACCCTCTTGATAATATAACTCAGTTGGTCCATTACTAGTAGTAATAAGAGTTAAACTCTCATTTATAAGATGTATCTCACTATCAGAGTGAACTTCAAAGTTACCTACCTTATCTCCCGCATCGCCAAATACTATATTGAGACCTGTACCATCTATAAGACAGTTACCCGTTAAAGTAGTAGTACCAGTTACAGCCCATCCACCTCCTGTACCTATTACATCTTTCCATGTACCACCCTCGTTAGCACGGAATTTATTAGTCGTTGCATTATATTGAATTAAACCTTCAGTAGCTTCTTCTGCGTATATTCCATTGTAGGTTAGGTTTACAGCTTTATAAAAACTAGCTGTTTCAATTACTTCGAATTGTCCTGCAAAGCTAGCATCTTCATTAACTGTTAAATTTGCTAATGTAGCTAAACTACCTGAAGCAATTATATTTAAGTCAGCACTAAGGTTAAGTGTTCCACCTACCAATTGCATTAATCCACCAGTACTATCTTCAACCTGAAATATTGCAGGAGCCTCAATTAAAAATGTACCACCTGATGGCATCGTAATAGTAATATCACTTCCATCAAGTAAGAAATCAGCAGAACCTAATGAACCATCAATATGGAATGATGGTGTGGAAAAGGTAGTACCAGTATTATTTGATACAGTAAAGAAATCAGACGAATCAAAAGCTATTGCAGTACCAGCATTACAAATAAAATCTTGCCCAGCTTGCACATTAACATTACCAGTTGCAGTACCAAGACTAAAATCCGCAACAGATGCCATATTAATACCTACAGTATTATCATCTATAAGTATATACGATCCTATAACTCCACTGGATGCTGTTCCTATTGTAAGAGTACCTGCTGAATCTGTATCGGCATAGATACCTATGTTAACGAGTGGGTTAGCTACAGTACCTAAGTTAAGATCAAATGCTCCTATAATGGTTGTATTATTAACTAGTGTACCACCAAGTTTAACTGTAGTAGTATCAGCAGTTAATCCATTAGTAACAGATAGATACGCAGGAGCAGTACCAACACCAGCAGAACCAAGAACTGATCCAGTAGCAACTGCTGCACGTTTAGCTAAAGTGGATGTGGTATTAGCATACAATATATCACCAACTGCATATGATGTAAATCCTGTACCTCCTTTATTAGCTGCAACTGTAGCTAAGGTAGTTGCAATGGATGTAGCACCTGAACCAGTAACAGCACCAGTAAGTGTAATAGTTTGGTTAGCAGTAAGGAATGTAGAATTATCGAATGTCCAAGCAGAGCCAGAATACTTTAAGAAACCAGTAGCAAGTGTAATAGTTTTATTCCTAATAGCTGTTACAGTTGCAGCACCTGCATTTGTAAGTGAGAAGTCACCAGATACAGCAACTCCTGTGGCTACGTTAGATACATTACCAACAAAGATTCTACCATCAGTAAGAGCTGTAGAAAGAGCATCCGTAATACCATAATGAGCTAAAGTTGTTCCTGCGAGAACCAGTGTACCGTTAGTATTAGGTAAGGTATAGGTTCTAGTTGTAGCAGTAGTAATACTAGCTGCTGAAAATATAGCTAATTTAGTATTATCTGCTGCATTCTTAACTAATGCTGCTGCATCAGAAAAAGGCGTTGATGCACCTGATGCACCAATAAGATCAGTAGCTGCACCATTCTGATAAGCTCTAAATTTATTAAGAGATGAATCATACCAGATATCACCATTAACTAAGGCAGATGGTTCACCAGAAGTAGGTACTATATTGATAGCACCAGTAGTAGCTGTTTGTGTAAAGCTTTGCTTAGCTGTAAATGTCTTAGCAATGGTAAGTAAATACTCTCTATTGAGTAAATCTCTACCACTAGCTATATTAGCCTCATATCCAGTAGGCACACGAAAGACACCTGTACCTTTAGGTACTATATCTATATTAATATTCGTTGCTGAACCTTTAGCTGCTATCCTCATTACGTAGAAATTATTCGTCTAAGTCCTCTTACAATCCAATCGTTTGATGTTGCTGTAGCTCTGAGTCTAATATTACCACCAGATACATCTACATCTAATTCAACATCTACAGTTCCAATATCATCTGAAGTATCTACTGCCACAGTGTTAGAACCATTAAGTCCTGCTATAATAGTACCACTTCTTGAATTAGCACCCTTCACAATGTGATACTCCCATTCAACTCTTGATGCAAGTGAAGTAGCTACTGTATCAACATCTTCAGTACCAATATCAACATCCAGATTAGAGAATGGAAACTCATTAGAGTCAGGGAGTGATGCTTGAAGATTTATATCCCATATAGAATATGTACCAGCACCAATTGTTGTATCCACATCAACAGTAATCTGACCAGTGGTAGGATTGTATGTTACCACATAACCTTCCATCATTTTAGTAGGATCACCATCAACAGCTATAACTACACGTTGTCCTGTAGAATAAGCTAAATCTTGATTAACTATTAATATCTGATTACCAGTACCAATAGTTAATGAAGTTGTTGAAGTAGTAGACCATCTGTCTCCATCACCTTTATACTTTGTCCATAAAGCTGAGAAGGAAGCAGACGATACTGTGGTTCCAATAGCTGTTACTGAAGCCAGTACTGCTATGTATGGTTTATTAGCATTAAATGCTGAAAGAGCCGCTGTATCATCATTAGATGTAACTAGAATATATCCTGAGCCGGTAGCATCATCTGCATATGCTACATAGATGTAGGCATTAACACCATCAACTCCGTTAGTTCCATCTGCACCATCAACACCATCCGTTCCATTAATACCATCAGAACCATCAGCACCAATTAAATCAGTTCCTAATCCCCAGTTACCCGTAGTCTTAGGTCCGAATATCTGCCATGTAGTTCTGTTTATAAAGAAATCACCATCAACGCCTACAGCACCAGTAGGATTGACTGTATCAGTTAATATAGTTTTACCGTCAGTACCATTCGTACCATTGGTACCATTTGTACCGTTAGTTCCTGCTGCGCCAGTAGAACCATCAAGATTCATTGTTTGCCATTGAGAACCATCCCATACACGAGTACGAAGAAGTACAGTATCTCTATAAGCTTGATTGAGTGTTGGAGTTAAAGGAGCAGAAGCAAATGATCCTAGGAATTCTATTGATACTCCGTCAGTACCGTCTACTCCGTCTGCACCATCATTACCTGCTGGTCCTACTGGACCTGCTGGACCTTGATTAGTGATAACAGGATCAGGTTGATTGACTGTAGGATAACCAGTAGTATCGTATATTTCGAGGAGTTCAACTAGACAAGAATAAAGCGCATTGGCTTCGTCGTCTTCAAGATAATCTACATTAGCAAGTGAATGTAGTATTGGTAATATTTTATAAACTTTTTCCCAATCTTTAGTAACGTTCGTCCCTTTCGGAGCCTTTGTGACTACTATTTCATAAATTAGTTCAGCAAAGTCTGTTAAGCCTGCTGAATATATGTCTGCTCCATTCGGGTTTAACATGATTCACAGTATGTTTCAAGTTTACGTGCTATTGCTTCAGCTTTATTAAATAATGATATCGCAGCGAATCTCTCTGCTGCATATACAAGTGCATCTTTTTGTAACCATGATGCCATAAGTTCTACCTTCTTACATGATCCACAATCTTCATCCTTAGACCATGCTGCCACTGCTTCACCTGCACACTTCTTACCATGTTCAATAACTAGATAATCTTTGTAACCTGTAATAACATTGTTAGCATCATCTACAGTTGCATCATTGAATTCAACTTCAGTAAAATAAGTAGTATTAGTTGGTAAATTTCCAGTAGAAGAAGCAATCGCTCTATATACATTACCATTAGTATAATATACTACCTGTCCAGTAGTATATGCAGTAAGTATATTCCAATTAGGAATAATATACTGTCTTACTTTATACCAACCATCTTCATCTGATTCGAATGTCCATGTTGTAGCAGAATCAGGAGCTGTGTTGGTAATAGTAATGGCTGTAGATTCACTATCAGCATCCATCTTCCATCCTTCTATAAATACCGCTACAGCATCACGCAAAGGATTAGCTCCACCATATACCACTGCATCAGTGATAGTTGCTGTGTCGGCATCGGAAGAAAAGGAAAGTGCAGAAAGTGCAGATACTAAAGCCATGTTGAGTTTAGTTTAAAAAATAGAGTCCCAAGAAGCCGTGAGATTATGCTAGGGACTCTATGAAAAGTTTAGAAATTAGATAGCAGCAGTGATGGTATCAAGTGCAGTATTTACAGTCGTAGCAGACGCATGGTTTGCTATGATCACATAAATTGGTACACCTATTGATCCGTCCATACCTGATTTGTCTTTATTCTGATTGATAGTTGTGATATTATACATATCATAAGTAGCAGTAGAATCAGCGTACAGAGTAGGAGTTCCATATGTTGCATACGGACCTACTTTGTTCCAAGAACCACGTGAAGCTCCGGTAAAATCTTTCTCAAGCTGTGATACTTGAGCATAAGTTCCAGAACCAGGGTTAAATGGAGTAGTATACGTAATTGTAGCATCCTCGATTGATCCGCCAACAGCAAGTCTAAAATGCTTACCATCAGATGCAGAAGTCAAACGAACACCAGCCTCAGTGATAGAAGCAACTTTCTTAAGTCTAGTGCCTTCACCTTCAGCTTCAGTCAAAGTCTGAGTTGTTCCTTCAAAAGCGCGATCAAGCGTGAAAGATACACCAGCAGAAATTGCTGTTACTTTATACACAACACCATTGGCGTTAGTAGGAGTAGCAGAAGCATTGAACTTAATATAGTCACCAACAGCTACGTCAATAGTAGGAGTTGTTCCACCAAGAGTAACTACTCTAGAACCATTTGTAAAGGTTACAGTAGGAGTTGTACCAGTGATTGCATAGTTAGATAAAGTACCATCAGATACTACTTCAGCAACTACGAAATCAGAAGTCTGAGTTGCAAAAGCAACGTTGTTGATTTCATAAGCCAATTCAGCAGCGATGTCTACATCAGTCTGAGAAGCATCCAAGATAGCAGTATAAGTCTGCTTAGGAAATACTTGACGACCAACAGTAGTTTCGATGATCTTAATGAGTGCTTCATCATCATTAGCGATAGATGGAGTTGCAAGTGATCCAGTTGAGCCATTATAGCCAACATAGGATACCTGACGTACAGGTGCAGTATAATCCTTGTTATACTTAGTCTTCAAAGTAGAACGCTTGTCAAGAATCGGAGTAACAATACATCCGGTTGATGTTCCTTGTGCAATGAAGAAACGAGTTGCTGTGGACATACCAGTGCCAGCAGCAGGAATAAGGGTTCCGGTTTCAGTATAGAAACCGATAGCTCCATCTTTCAGGAGTTCAGGTGACGTTGCTGTATCAGCAGTCGTAGAGGCTTTTGAAGCCGCGTAATTGACGTTTTTGCCAATTAGAATTTGATTTTGTGCCATTGTTTATGAGAAAGTTAAAAGTTTAGTCTCGTTGCTGATTTTCAAGTGTTAAAGCTTGGTAACCTTGTGATTCTATAGTTGCTGATAGGTATTCCACTGTCATATCTATAATCTTCTCAAGTGCTCTAATATCCTGAATTTCATAGCTCTGGTTCAAAGGTAGACTCATTCTCCGAGGTTTCCTAATATATTTCAAAGTCAGACCTTTTAATATAAACCTTTCGTCAATATAAATCTCTATTTTGTTAGTTTTGATATTAATTATAGGAGATTCAGGAGCAGATTTACCAAAGGGGTTCTGTTGTATATGATAAGTCTCCTCATTTGATAACAATCTACAGTTTGTAAATGATTCTGCAAAGCTTCCTGTAGCTGTTGTAGGTCTAGTATACACAGTTGATGTAAATGAACCTGTACCAGTTGCTGAAGTATAATATTGAACCTTCATTGATTGAGAGGCATAGGTAGCACTAGTGCTTACGAATATAAAACTATCAGGAGCATAAGTATCTCTATAATATTGCCAGTATACTTTAATGTCTGTTTGAGTTCTATTAATTTCCTGAGTGATAAGATTAATCACTGTAAATATCTCTTCTATATCAGACAGAGAGCTAGCATAATCAGAAAATGTGAATATAGCTGTATCTACTGTTGCTATTGTTTTATAAACAATTGTATTAGCAAAAGGATTACCAGTATATCCTACAAAATTAGAAGCTTTAAATGGAACTATAGATACGTACTCTGTAATATTAGCATTAGTAGGTACTACAGCATCATTAGTACATGATGCAAGAATATTAGCTTCAGCCTCTACAAATGATAAATAATTAAATGGGAGTAATGAATATTGTCTACGGTTAGTTGTTTGATTAAAAACAGTAATAGAACTTTCGGTAATAAGCTCTTGAATAGTGGAAAGTCTTGTTATATTATCCTCAAAGCCTGCTTGCTTAGGATCATTTCGTCTAGTGGTCTTCTCAGTAATATACTGATCCCCCATACGATTAAACACATAATCAATGTATTCTGCTTTGATATTATCATAAGCAAAAGACCCCAGCTTTTGCAAACCGAGGTCTACTGCTATGTGTATTTCTCTTGGAGTCATTTATTATTTAGTAAGTGTCCATTGTGAGAGCTTACCCTCGGCTGACACTCGTACTTTAGAACCCTCTTTAGATTTTAAGTACGCTACAGCAGAAGACATATCATCACCTAAGATTTCATCCTCATATATAACTCTTGTTCCTGATTCCTTAAATACACCTGCATTGATACAACGATACACAAAGCTCTTAATAGCTAATTTATCGTCTTCAACTGCTTTAACAAATTCTACAGGTTTTTTAGTTGATTCAGATTCAAGAATAAGTTTCTTATCATCCGAGCTTAAAATTGCTGGGTTACGATATGAAGTCAATACAGAAAGTACATCATCCATACGCTTTTCATCTTGGATAAGTTCAAGATACTTAAGCTTAGCTTTATTTCTAAGATCAAGTTCACTAGCCTTCTTAAGAGTAGAGCTTACTGGATCATGAATATAAAACAGTGCATAGGGGTTGGCATCTACATTTTCCTCTGGTGCTACATTTCTGTGAGCTTTAGCAAATTTATACTTTGCATAATCCATAGGAGCAACTGGATAGCCATTAGCATCAAGACCTACATTTAACTTAATCCCCATTCCAGGAGGAATTGGAATTGTAATATTACACCAAAATGCTTCACAAGCTTTGGAGAATTGTGGATCAGATACTGAGATACCTATAATCTCTGGCATAATTTTCTTCTCTTCTTCTCCTGTAATGCCTTTCAGGATTTGACCAAACTTATTATACGAAGCTCCAATAGGTCTTTTTGAATCCATTAGAAGGTCTTTCGGTAATCTTGTTTTATCATTCTTTTCGACTCTGCGAATGTAAACGATTCTCTCTTGCATGGTATTTTCTATTTTTTAGTTTTGAATAAAGGGAGGTGGACAGATGTAACAGCTTTTAGGAGTTAAGTCCATCCACCGGATACCTTTATGATTAGCTAATTGTACACTCAGCGTGCAAGCAATTAGTTGCTCTCCGGATGTTAATACCAGAAGCTTTCATGAAGTGAACGGATGCACCGTCAATATCAGAAGCTCTAAGAGCGTTTCCATCAAATCCTTTAGGAATTGTGGCACCAGCAACTGCCCAACGCAACATCTCACGACCTTTTTGAGTGATCATTTGAACGTTAGGTTCTCCATCATAGCTAGACATATCTAAGAAGATCATGCGATAGCTTTCAAGAGGAAGACCTGTTACAGGGTGCTTATCAGACTTGAGTGCTCTTACACCATGGTCAAGCAAAGGAAGGTGACGTACAGTAATTACGTGACCATCAATATGCTGATAGCTAGTGAAGAAACCGCCAAGTTGCAAATTACGTCCAGAACCTGTTACAAACTTGTTATCAGACAGTTTGATATAGGTTTGAGCAGAAAGCTCAGACTTCATTGCATTATCAAATTCTTCCAATCCACCAAGACCTGTGAACAGAGTCACATTCATGTCTGTAGCATCAGAAGCTCCGAACAGAGAATCTCTAACAAACTCTTTCAACTTAGTCGCTGTAAGGCGAGCATAAGTAGTATAGTTAGGAATCTGCTCAAGTACACCAGAACCAACTGGGATTACTTTACCATTATCACCGAAGTCAGAGATTGCGCCTTCGAACTTATTGTACCGTGAGTACCAATAGTTAGTTTCACATTCTTCCTTCCAGCGAAGCATATGTTGGAATTCCTCAAAATCCATCCACAGTCTAGTTGAACCACCGGGAAGTGGAAGTTCCACGTTAACGGTTTTGTTGTTCATGTTACCTTCGTAACGATAAGACTTACGGATATGAGTGATTTGATTCCTCATACGGCTAGGTGCCATCCAGGTTGACTCATTACCTCTTGAACCAGAAGCGGTTACAGGAGCAAACAATTGTGCCCAGAGTTTACCAGCTTCTAACTCACTTGGAGTTACATAGTCAGTTTCTCTAGCGCCAAATAGCTTAAGAGTATATACCCAATAGTTACCTTCTTGGTATGGATCGTCAACGATTTTACATTGAAAATCAGAAGATGGAGATTCAATCAAGTAGTCCTTTACGAACCAACGTTCTTGAAACTTTACTCTGAAAGAGGTTCTACCTACACCTGGTTTGTCAGATGTGATATAGTCAGTTGTAGCAACAGCTACAGCTTTGTTCAATCGACCGATTACTGGGTAATCATATTCGATATCATTAATTGCGCGAACCCTATTCATACCTTCAGTAAGGAATGACAGAGGGAAGCGTTTGTCTTCACGTCCTGCAAGGTGAGTAATTACTGGTGAAAGCAGATCAGGTTGAGTAAGCAATGCCGCAGCAAGGCTGTTCTCATCTGTCATACCGTCAGCATTAAATACATCTTGATAAAGACGTAACTTTGAAATGTTTTCAGCCGCCATGAGTTTTTAGTTTAAAATTTATAAGTCAGAAAGTTATTATAATCCTATATCAGAAAGTTTGATACCTTCAAGAGCATTCTTTTTAGGTGTCGTTTTAGATACGCCTGTACCAGATAATCTGGACCCTTTAGTACCTATTCCTTTCTTTAGAAAGTCAATCTTAGTTTGTGTTGCTTCTTTCCTAACCAAGTCCTTTAGATCAAATCCTTTGAAAACTAAATACTCAAGTTCAAGTTTCTGCGCGAGTTCAAGTTTGTTCATTGCTGCTTGACGTCTAGTTTGACCCTTACCGTCTGCTTGTAGCAACCAAGCTCTAAACTCTTTTCTATCTTTTTCAGGAATCACTAGATTGTGAAGTGATCCTTTTTCAATTACGTGTGATATCTCAGCGACTACTTCTTGAC